TTACTTCTTCATCTTCTTCTTTACTGCATCTGATAAGTCTTTCTTATGGAACAGGTCTTTACTAGCCTTAGTATGCTTAGCACCTGTCATAGCCATACCTGCAGTCTTATGGACTGGGCCGTTATACTCTGTACCATTCTTTAAGTAATGCTTTACACCCTTAGCCATGTTACTTCCCCTTAGACTTCTGAGAAGGTTTCATTGATGCCCCACAGTTTACGTAACCACCTTTGGCATAGCCCATAGTCTTCTCAGGCATTCCACCCATGTTGTATCCTGTAGGCTTCATAGCCATTCCACCTGACATATATCCTGATTTAGGTAACCCTTTCTTCTTCATAGTCTATACCTTCTTTTTCTTTGCTGTCTTAGCAGCTTGTTTAAAGTTCTTAGCAGTAGGCGCACCCTTAGCTCCTACTGCCTTCATTGTTTCTTTAGAACCTGCTTTAATACGCTTACGTTTAGCATGTATGTTTGAATATAAACCCATTGTAGCCTCCTACCATTTAATTTTATTACTCCAATAAGCTGCACTAGTTTTACCCTTTGCAATGTTCTTAGCGTGTCGTGCTTTAAAAGATTTACGTTTAGCTTTCATTGCATCTGACTCACCAGCTTTAGGCTTACCTGCTGTGCTAGCGCCTTTCTCACCGAAGCGTATCATTCGATCTTTACCATCATCCTTGATAAGAACTACATGAGATTTCTTACCTTTAGAAGAAGCTTTAGGTTTATTATACCCTTCAAACTTCTCCCCTCTATATTCTATAGCCATTACTTTTTCCTCTTAGTGCAGTTCCTGCATACATCATGCCCTGCTTTAACATCATACGAACCACAGATTTTGCATATGACCATTATACTTTACCCATAAGGTAGGCACTGAGGCCTCCTAGAATGGCTGCTAAGGCTAATGCACCTGCCGCCATACCTTTGCCCTTAGCTAACTGTAACTCTTGCACAGCCAGCCTCTCATTAAGCTTAATCATGGTAACCGTCAAACTCTCAACATCTTTAGTGAGTTGAGTAACTACATGTACTAACTGTCCTGTTTCAAAGTCTGACATACCTGACATTATGTAAATCCTTTTAATTAGCCAACGGGTTATCTAGTGAACGCTGTAACTTCTTATTCAATCTTGTTTCCAGATCAGTAATCTTTCTCTCTACATCCTCACGGATAGTGTCAGACTTCTGTACGTAATCTTTCTGTAGCTGGTCACGCTTACTTTCAAAGCGACCTTCAGCTGTATCTATGGTAGCCCTAACATCTTCTTCAATACCTGAGATGTCATCCTCTACCTTATCTATAATCTTTTCTTGCCTATTAATGTCATCCCTAATGGAGTTCTTAAGGTCTTTTATCGTAACGTACTGCCCCTCTGAGGTGTCTTTAATCGAGGAGATTTCATCTTTTAGTAGAGTAAGTGTCTTGTCTATTACGGCAAACTTCCCATCCATGACAGCGATACGCTTATCATAGTCTGAGAGATCTGGTGTAACAAACTCACTGATCCTCGCTTCCATACTAAGGTATCTTTGGTAAGCTTCAAAGCCACCCCATAGACCGCCTACTATTGTTCCTATCAGTGGTACTATTAAGAGTAGCTTACTGCCCCCTAACTTAACACCACCGTACTCTATCTCTGCCATTCTATCCCCCTAACTGTAGCCGCCTAAGGGCATTTAGCTCCGTTTCCAATTTAAGTATCTCAAGTCTCTTCTTGCTCAACTCTAGTAGGTAGAGTGTATTACAGTTGATCCGCTCTTTAGGTGCATTCAGTGGCATTACTATTCTAGCAAAGAAGCCAAGATCCTTTGACCTAGGAGTCCCAGCAGAAGCTGAGTTGAATATGCTAGTCGCATTATTGACAATCCCTGTCAATCCAAATTCTAGGTTAACTGTACCACCTATAGCATTAGAACAATCAAGGTCACCTGTCTTAAACTTGTCTGACTGGTAGCTGTTATTACTGCTTGGTAGTTGCAGAGATAGCGAGTTATTTGCAAGTACATTGGTGCTTAACGTGAGTAGTCCCAGAAAAAGCACATATACTGCAAGTAGGTATCTCATTACTTAACCCTTGAACAAATCTTTGATGAAACAGTAGACCCAACCTTTAGCTGTGATACAGAACAAATGTACTCTACTGAACTAAGAGAGGTATTACTTACATACACATCAACAGCTATCGTATCTAAATACTTCAAAGGTACTATCTTATACTGGGATACAAAAGGGACGGGTTCCCAATCCACATTAAATACCCCTACCTCATAGTATGAAACATCCTTCCTCTTGTTAAATATATTCAGTGTAGTAACTGAGATACCTGCCATATAAGACATCTCAAACTTTGGGTATGTCGGTGTCATCTCATGTGCTACTGCACTACCAAATGGTATAAGTGCTAGTAGCGCAATGGCCCTTATGTTACTTAGCAATACATTCAGCTACTATAACAGCGGTATAACTACCACCGGGGAATGACTTACTAACTCCATACACCGCAGCTGCTTCAGAGGAGAACCAAGTAGAACCAGCAATTGTTAAGTCATACTGAGTAGTTGAGCCATAAGTTACCTTACCTGTTTCATAAGCAGCCATACCAGCATCAGTCGTCTTAGTGACTGTTGTAGAGCCTGTCCATGTAACAGCATCTGCTAGTGCAGGGCTTGTGCTGAAAGCAGTAGGAGTAGTTACCTTAGCTAGATAAGAATCTGCAAGTGTAACATCATAGCGCACAACAGGTACAACACCACCATCGGCAGAAGCTGTACTTAGTTTGCTAGGTACAGGGTTACCGAATACACCATTAGTATCTGTAGTGATTAAGCAACGTGTTTGCACATTACCTACGATTGGTGCCTCTGCTGCAAGTATTACTGCAGATGAGGTGAGTAGCAAACTTGCTATTAGTACATTCTTCATGTGTTACTCCGTTGATTCATACTGCATACCCACCATCTTGGTGTGTAATAACTGTTGAGCTAGACCTACTCTAGCGCCTTTCTTATTATCTGGTAAGTTACCTCCATCAAGAACAATTGTCTCTTTGTAAGTACCACCAGCTAACTTCTTATCATAATAGGGATTCAAAGTGACTGAGCGAGTCATAGAAAACAACAACAAGTTCTGAGAGAGTACATTGGCAGTGAGAACTGATTCATCTACACTACTTAAGATCTTCTGTAACATCTCTTTGTCTGAAGCTTCTTCCTCAGGCTCTTCCTCTAAGTCTGCCTTCTCTTCTATTACATCCTGAATATTATCGTCACTCATTGGATCATAAGCTTCAATAGTATGGTCACCCATCATGGATAGAACTGCATCCGTGTAACCGGGACAAGATGGATCTGACATAGGGGTTAAACAATCATTGTTATACTTGTAGCTATAAATAACATTAGCATCAACAACTGAACCGTCACCCTCAACATCAATAGAACCGTCACCCCATAATTCAATGGGAAGGTTGTCTATTAAGAATCCTTTGGTTATAGGGATACCACCTGATAACTTACTCCAATCATCCGTACTTGAGAAGATGTAACCGCCACCTACTTTCTTGTTCCTGACATGAACTAACATATCATCTTCTGTATTCTTAACAGGTGTATACTGATAGTAGACCCCGTTAATCCTTAATCCTCTGGTATTACTAGGGCCAATAGCATTCATGCCCCAAGTATGTCCAGTTCCTGCCATGTTACCACTGATACCATAAAGGTATTCACTGTGAGCACTTGTAGCATATACGGCTAACAAGCCCACAGCAATTAACTTCTTCATAGTAATAGCAGTAAGCCTAGGAGAGCACCACCTACCTTGAGTAAGAATTCCTTAGAGTCAAACTCTGAAGTCTTCTCTGCTACAGGCATCTCACCTTCGTCATTCTCCCATGCTATTCTAGCATCAGCACCAATGATACCGTTGTAAGGACAGGGAGTACCTGCCATTAGCATTGCATCAAAGACTCGTAAGTCCTGACATAGTACTGATACTGCGGCTACCTTCATACCCATATCATAGAGTGTCTTAGCATTCTTCAATCGTTCACAGTTAAGGTCACGGGAAGTAGTACCTGCCGAGATACCTAGGATCTGTGTCTGCACTGCACCTGCCACTCCAACTGTACAAGAGTCAGAGTTATTACCGCCAAGGGACGGTGATATAGCAGATGGCGGTGGCGACTTGAGTGTTGTAGTCACTGAGCCTGTCGTGTGAACTGTACTTTTAGTCGTAGAGTCCGTAACGATAGGCTCGGCATGAGCCAACGCAGGTAATAGAAAAGCTATAAGCGCTAATTTACGCATCGTCACAAACTAACCAGCCAGTTGCTATGTATTTATTTTGCGAATAAACAGGATTGCCTCTATGTGTATGAGTCCATGCAGATGGAAAAATAACAATAGTTCCTTTTTTTGGCCTAACTTTAAGACCTTGCTCCAAATACTCTGTCTCGCCCTCACCTTCAACAACATCGTTAAGGTATACAGTATATACCAGCTCCCTAAGCGAATGACGGTTTAAGCCACGCTCGGCGTGAAAGGTATGAAAGCCGCCTTTAGGTCTTGTTTCTTGCACTTTAACATCAACAATGCGCAAGTTCATCCACGCTAAAGAAGGATGATCGTCTATATACCTATTTGAATAGTCAGAAATTACCGACATAAGCGAATCAGCCATTTCTGGGTCTTCTATATCAAAATAAAAGGCTATGTCTTTTCGCTGACTATTAACGTCTTGCCCCCTAGCTGGGGCTTCTATTGATTTTTCTTGAAGCTGCAAATGCCTCTCAATTAAAGCATCACAGAACTCTTCAGAAACAGCATTTTCATAAACGCTTATGAAGTGACTCATGCAATAGCTGCCCTAGCATTAGCCCTAGCTGTAGTCACATCTGCTGGAATAGCCACACCTGTCTCAGCAAAGCGAGTTACATACCAATCAGTTCCAGATAAATAGGCCAAGCTGTCCATGTTAATTATTTCTTGAGCAGTAAGCGGAATCTCTGCTGTTGGAGGATTTGCTGTCCACATCGCAATGTACGAATCAACATCTGCAGCCACGAGGTCTGTGTTTGGCCCATTAGTCCATTCAGCATGACCAGCAGATCCATTCCATTGAATAGCCCATAGGGCGGTCGGGAATGTGTAATCAGCACTACGTGCCTCACCATCTACAACAATTACCTTATCTTCTGTTACTACATTTACTGTTGCCATTTTACTTACCTATTAAGTTATTATCCGTGGAAATCAGCAACTCCCTAGATAAATCATTTGATTTAACCATCTCATTACGAAATGACTCTACAGCCGCTGAAGTGCCTCTAGATTGTGCAGCACCTTCAATAAGCAATGTTGGAAGCCATGCTATTGCACAACCCCAATCCTCTATTTCTTTCCCTGTTACAGGATCTGTGCCAGCTAACTTAGTGAACCAAGCACACCGCTTAATTACATTGTTCTCTGCTGTTTCACATTCAGACCCCAAAGGGCAGGTATGCTCTACCTTCATAACCATAGTATTCTTCCTTAATTAATAATAACATCCTTGTTACTATATCATTCTCTAGTCCTTAGCGCAAATTATAACGTTAATATACTTAGGTGCAAATGCAGTTGGGCCAGCCGAACTAGTAGTTTGTGTACCTGATGCACCAGTAGCGCCCGGAGTTGTTGAGTTAGTGGTTTGGTTGCCACCAGATCCAGAGTTATACGCAGACGAGTTACTTACACTACCAGACATACCGTGACTATGCGAGCTACCACCACCTGTGTTTAAGGTATCAATAGCAGAAGTTTTTTGGTTTTGGCCCCGCTCTCTGACATCGAAGCCTGTATATGGGTAGTGATCCTGATTGCCTGAGTTCATTTCACGCTGGCGGTGGTCGTGACTTGGCATCTGAGCTGTACTAAGCGTATGAGCAGCAGCAGACAAGTTATTACCGTGACTGTGAGCGCCAATACTGTGTGTGTGCGATGGTTGACCATGCGTGTGAGCAGCACTTGTGTGACTGTGTGATCCACCTGTATGCGTGTGAGCTGTGCTTGGTGGACTAGATAAGTTATGTGAACCACCTGTACCACCACCTGATCCACTGACTACTCGTAAAGCTTTGTCGTTCTGTGCTGTGCTTTTAGTCCAACCTGTGGGTGCAGCAGATTGATAAAACACCATCACTGTGCCACTAGGGAAAGGATCGACACCTGTAAGGTTAGCACCACTAATAGCAGGTAAAGCACCTGTTA